AAATTTGCAATTAAGATCAATTCTGTTTTTTTATTTGAAGGAATTAATTTTTTAAAATTCGAACCTTTGATGAATTTGTTCGCCATTGAAATTGATAAGTTTTCCATGATTTTTACGGGTTTTTTTTAGTAGCACACTGACTACCTGACAAAGGTATAAATAAAATTCAATATGAAAAACTTTTTAATAAAAATTTTAAAAGTTTTTTTTCTGGATCAAAAAGATGGGGGACAAAATCCCCCTCTTTAATCATTTTTAACCCGTATTACCATAAAATAACCCTCAAAACTAATTAAAAAATATGTGTTATCCTTGCCACTTGGCCAAATTGTTTATTATGAATGAACCCCTCGCAGGCTTTGGTCGATGTATATCCGTTCCGGTGGTGCCAGGAATCGGTCCCAGATGGTGATCTTAGTGACTCAATGCATATTCCATTTACGTCCTTTGAAACTTTGTGATGTAGGTGATGGGAATAAACATACCGGTGTTTAGTCTGTGACCATTCGATTGGTGCCTCGGTAGCCATCAACAGAGGCAGGTCGGTAGTCTTGGCCCCATCGCCGTGTGTGGTCCCGATTAGGTTGGATCCATAGACAAAATATTTTCTGTGACTGATCGAGCAATCAAAGGAAATGTCCTGGCAATTCCTAAACCAGGAAGAGATCACATCCGCCAGGAAAAACCCGTTTGTGTAATCGTGATTTGATGGATTAAAAACGAAATGGACCGGTGCCACCTGGATCAACATTTCCAGGACATCGACATACAACTGCTTTGCGACCAGGAAATTCTGATACCACATTCCATCCGTGTCCTGGGGTGTCCCAGATGTTGTCTGCCTTCTTGGATTGTCAGTGTGTAGGATGTCGTTTCCGCCAACAAAAAGGATCTTGTCGATCGGAAACCCGTTCGCCTTCTTGATAATCCCTCTGACACCATCTAAAACTCTTTGGACCGCTATGTTTGAATTATAATCCTCTCCGGTTTCATAAGATGTCGCCAGTTTGCCGATGTGAATATCCGCAGGATCAACTACTAGAAGATGCCCATCTATGATCTGCTCACGATCAATCGAAGGATAAATCGGAGAATGTTCATTCATGTCATGAATAATCTCATCTCTGATCTGATCATAAGTGACCGGTTTGTTTTTGGCATGTATTGAGAAATGTTTTCCTTTATACCAGTAATTACCTACCGCCTCCGCAGGGATCCCAACTTCTTGACACTCCGCTTCGAGTGCTTTGTGTTGCGATTTTTGCTCATACCGGCCCATGTTCTTTCGGATGTTTTCCGGATTGTACAGGTATTTTTCTCCGATCATTCGACTGGCTTCGTGCTTTGACTTTGCTCCGCCAGATTCAAGAAGGCCAATCGCCTCCATGATCATCTCTTTAAATTTTGCCATATCTTTGAATTTCGTGATCCTCCATGATGTTGTCCATCAAAAGGTCAATGTTTGCCAGTGCTTTCTGGCGAATTACCATCGCCTCCATCCCCATCTCATCGGTCAGTTCGATCACTCGAAACATGATCTCGATTTTGTCCTCAATGTGTATGCGGTCGGTTTGTTGGTCCACTGGTGTGATGTCTATCTGATACATAAATATGAGATCAGTGCGGTCAGCACGATGAATGTGTTTCTCTGCCATCCGTTTCTCCGCCTCTTTCCTTGCTCTAAAATTAACGATTTTTCGAGTTCGTATGTCTTTGTATGTCCGGAGGAAATTTCGGCGTTTAAAATAGAAATGTAGATCCTTGAAATTGAATCCTTTTTAATTAGGATCTCCCGTTCTTTTAGGTCATGGATCAGCGTGTCCATCAATTTTTTATCGATGCAGATCTGATCTCCGCTTTGAATAATTTTTGAGGTAGTCTGTCCGAATGCTATCTGCGAAAGAGTAAGGAATAATAAGACTAACTGAATCAAGAGTCCGAATCGAATGATCATAAAAAAGGATTTTTTCTGGTGTTGAAATTTGCGGAGTCGTTTGTTTTCTCTCGCATGATCGATAGATCCAGGTGCCGATAAATAACGCCAATAACATAGTGACCGCACGGATCAAATTTGAATACTGATCGATCATGGTCTTTTGCCGTTTTGAAGGTCTGCAATAGACAAACCGAATGTCTTTTGAAAATGTGGATAGTCTGTAAATTTCCAATCTCCACCCCATTCCCATCCGTGTCTTTTAAAAATAGTGACTATCTCTTGCCAGTCGGACTTTCCATCATTGTCAAAATCTCCTTTGGTGTCCCATGATGCGGTCTTTCCATCGATGATCAAAACAATATCGACCGCCAGGCCATAATTATGGTAAGACTGACCTCCTTTTGCGTTGGTCACTTTTTTACCTGGCTTTGTTCGGCCTATTGCGTAAAGGTCATTTTGTTCCTGATTGGTCCGCAAAGTGTAAGCAAAACGGCACATCGCCCTACCGGTCAGTGCCTCACAAATCTCATTGTATATTCGGAAGGTTTCCTCCTTCAATTTCGGGTGCAGGTTCGATATTCTTTCGAGTGTTTTTTGGTCTTGGTTCGACATCTTGCTTTTGTTCATTTTTTAAACGGGAATTTTCCGCACGCAGGTTGTGAACCTCTGCGGTAAGGGCATCGACTTTCTCACTCAATTCTTTTACTTTTTCAGTCATTTCCTGGGCCATTTCACGCCAGATCTTAATCGCTTGCTCTGTGTTTAATAGTTCAGAATTTGCGACCTCTGCGTTTTGTTTTCTGCGTGTAAACCAGAAAGTAATTCCGGCGGAAGAAAATGCAGTCAAGATGTTGTCAGCCCACCCAGGTAAATCAGTCATTCAATAAAATTTTTAAGAGTTGTCGTTTGTGAATATTTGAAAAGCAATTCGTAACGATGATAAACTTGACAAATATCTCGACCTCGTAATCATTTAATTCAATGATCTGGCCTGCCATCAATTTGTCTGACCAGTCCATCATTTGAAGGGGATCACCGCCGGTGCTATTTGCAAATGCGATAGATAAAAGTTTCCCGGCGTTTCCTTCCGGTGCCGTGGATCCATCGATATTCGCTAAATCAAAGTTGAAATTTGCTTTTATCATACGCATAAATAGTAATACTCAAAAGTTTGACACTTAAATCAATACGGAATTTTTAGCCGTGTCCTGGATCTCACTCCAATAAAAGGCGGAGGCTTTGTCCTGGTCCACATTTATGTCGGCAAAATATGGTAGTTTTTCCCAGAAATCATTTTTATAAAACATGCCCTGGCTTCCATTGATCACTCCGGCATTGTGAAATATTGAATAATTGTCGATCGCATCTGATCTGTAAGTCGGCCAGGCAAAATCGAGTCCTTGATCCACCTTTGTCTCATGTCCTCCCTTCCAGGCATTCCATAAAATTGACCACATCCCGGCGGTCCATTTTTGTATTGGATAGTCGTGATCATGTTTCATGACATAGTCTGACTCTTTGTAAATAAATAGATCGAAAAGGGCCACAGAATCCGCCTCCACTTTCGCCCAGAATTTCGCATCTGTATTTTTTACAATATACTGGGCACCGCCAGAATTTGAGTTCATGATTTTAGGGATCACTGGATCAATTCCTATGACCTTACACATAGTCAAATAAAGATCATCCCCTTTTGTTTGAATGTAGTCGTAATTCAAATATGAATTTGTATCTGATAAATACCATGATCGACCTGGCTCGTACTTATGCAGATGCGGAGGCTTTATGAATACCATGTCGCAGTCATGCAAAAAAAGGACCTGATTATGTAATTGATCAGATGCCTCGAAATGTTTTTTTAAGAGATGAAAGTAGATGGATGGGGCATAATGTTTCGCCTCTCGATCATTTTCGTAGAAATAAAAATTAACCAGGGGAAATCCTTGTTTGAGTTTGATCCAATCCTTTGGGATCTGTCCATCTTTAATCCCGACCAGGATCACCTGGTCCCTGGGATCAATTCCATTTTTGGCGAAATTTCTACACATGACCTCGATCTGCCATGTGTAGAATTTATCCGCCGGTTGTGCACATACAAATTTCATATTACGGGCATCCCGTGAAACCAGTGTATGTCAATGTTTGCAATGTTCCACCTGGATCACTTGTCAAAACATCGTAGATCGTGTAGTTCCGTGTTCCTATTTTAACTCGTTCACCCAGTGCAAAAGTCCCTGCCTGATAGCTAATAGAATATGCAAAGTTTCCATTTAAGCAATCCTCTACCATATACCAAACCATCGGAATGGTCGTGGTTGTTGTGGTAGTTGTCGTGGTAGTTGTCGCAGGACATGCCCCCACACAAGTAGTGTAAGCCACCCCATCCACAATCACCGCCGATCCTGGCCCTTGACCGGTGTCAGTTACCTGGTAAACATAATTACCTCCGGCGATATCTTTGTAAAAACGATTCGGGATCAGTGGTGAATTAACATCATATTTGATCTTTATTCCAGTAGCTACCGGACCAGATCCACAATCACCGCATAGATATTGATTTGCCAAATAATAGGCATACGGATCCGATGTGGTTGTGGTCGTTGTTGTGGTCGTTGTTGTCGTGCAGTTGATGCTTATCATTGCAGTCGTACCTTGGTTCCCAACTGAATCCCTGGCAATGATGTAGTAATTTCCATTCGATACATTAAACTCGAATAGATAGGTGTAATCAAACCAATTCAATCCGTTATCGATCGAAACCTGAAACCCGGTTCCGGATCCGCCAGTCACAGATGTGATCCTGATCCTCCCCGTTTCACCGATACACTGCTGAGTGAATGTGATCACCACTGGTGCGTAGGTTGTTCGTTCAAATCCGTAAAAATTTGACATTTGATAAGGCGGATTGAATCCTGCATCGATCGATAAATCTTTTAAGGAGTTACTTGATGACATCAACTCCTGCTTGATCATCGTGATCGTTAAGGTACCGCTTGAAGGTAGTGCCATGTTATTTATTCAAAACCAGTGTATAAAGTTCCTTTATCGCCTCATTGTGCAAGGCAGTTAAATTCTGGATAGCCAGGCCATAATTGTCATTCTGATCCTTGTAAACAATTTCGGGAACCACCACCTCGGTGTCCTGGGCAATAAATCCTATCTGTCTGCGTTTGTCATCTGACTCTTTCTTTGTGAAATAAACACCTTGTAGATCCAGGACCTTTTTAAGTGCTCCTGTGATCGGTGTGATATTTTCTTTTGCACGGCGATCCGATGTGATCACCACATCCGTAGTCGCCCGGATTGTACCTAATACATCCAGAGTGTAAGATGAATCAGATGACTGACCGAGTAATAAATGGCCATTATCCAGGAGTTGCATCTTTTGACTTGATCCATTATACCAAGCCCATGCGGAGGCGTTAAAAACCATCGGAATAGTTGCCGATGAATTGTTCACGGCATTCAATGCCAGGGCATTTTCTGTACCTAAAAATGAAACAAAACTAAAACCGCCATTCACCCCGGTTTTTGCTGATACACCGAATTTGTACAATGGGCTATTTGATCCGATCATGACACCGGTCGTGTTCTCAAAGATGAACGATGATGATGCTATCGTGGTATTATTTGAAAATTTAGCAAGGTATCCACCAGTCCCAGATCCGCCGATCGTTCCAGTGATCACAGATGACAGATCGCTGACCAGTTTCTTGTAAAGTGTTCCCGTAGTAGGATCGCCGACTACGATCAAATCTGTTCCTGCCAGTGATGGCTTAGTAGTTAATTGACTGATTTTTTTGTTTGCCATTTTTTTGTTTTATTTAAACGAACCGCCTCCGGCCCACAATACTAAACTCTTCCGTGTCCCGTTGAATGTCGGTGTCACCTTGTGCATCAAATAAGATGGAAAAATAATCACATTTCCCTTTCCTTTTGGTGTCACTTTTGGCTCGCCTCCGTTCCATAAAAGTAGATCGCCACCTTCGTAGTCCTCAGGATCTGACAACTGGACCACCACCGAAACCTTTCGGTGATTGATTGATCCTGGACCTATGTCCATGTGCCAGTCATAATGTCCCCCATCTCCATGATATTCGGTGAACTGGATGGAATCATTTACCCCATGAATTTCAAATCCCCAGAGTGCCTCATTTGCCTCCTTGATCATTTCAAAAATTCGGTTGTAAACCCACCCAGACTCATTCGTGTCGTGGATCCATTTGATCCTTGACTTTCTTACCTCTTCGTTTAATCCGTTTCCGATAGTTACGGCCTGCGAATAATCGAATAATTTTTCAAGGTTTGAGATCCACTCGATCTCTTCCTGGTTGAATCCTTTTTCAAAAAAGTAGAAATTTGTCGGATCCGTACTCAAATTGTCTTTTAAAAATTCCGGGTTCATTATGTTGTTTTTTGTTTAATTTATTGACCAGTGTCAATTTTTGGGATTATTTTAACTGCCCACTCTGGCACCTCTTGGCTTGCCCAAGGCGGTAGTGTCGCCTTAGGTAAATTGTCGATAGACACATCATCAAATTGAGCAAAATGCAAAACTATTTCTTTTAATTTTTCATCGATTTTTAGTTTTAAATTATTGATTTTCTTTTCTCCTAAAAATTCAATAACCCATTTAATCAAAATTTCCTTATTTAATTCGTTGTAAGGAATCAATTCGTTTGAACTATAAGGGATTTCGACTGAATCAATTATAAAGGTATTGTATTCTCCCGAATACCCAATAATTGCAAACTCAATCTTTTCAATCAGTTGTTCACTTTTTTCTCCCCACTTGATGTCAGATGTGAAAGACTGAATAAAGTCAAATTTATATGTATTTTCCATTTTTAAATTTTAGTAAATTCTCCAACAATCGACATAGGCGGTTCCGCCTCCACCATTCACATTCCCAAATGGAAATTTTGCAAAAAGTCCACCGACTCCTCCGTTTGTCCCTGATTTTCCAAGGAATCCCATATATGAATCTCCACCTGCACCTGCGGATGTTAATGCGTAAAATTCAAAACCAGTTTGTTCGTTTGAATAGTAGCCACTTGCAGGGCAATAAGTTATAACGGCACTAATGTAAAAAGGATAAACGCTTGACACATACCTAACTCTAATAAGGTAAACCCCATTATAGGTTAAAGTATTAATCGGAATCAATGTTCCATAGTTGCCCGCAAATCCGCCCGCACTATTGATAGTTACACTTGTCGAATAAATTGATAAATATGATGGACCAGTTGGACCAGTTGGCCCCGTTGGCCCAGTTGGTCCTGGTGATCCCGTTGGCCCAGTTGGACCTGGTGATCCAGTCGATCCCGTTGGTCCAGTTGATCCAGTTGGACCTGGTGATCCAGTTGGTCCCGTTGGTCCTGGGGCTCCGGTTGATCCAGTTGGACCAGTCGGTCCAGTTAAACCAGTATCTCCTTTTAATCCTTGTGGTCCAGTTGGGCCAGTCGGTCCTGGTGCTCCGGTTGGACCAGTTGGACCAGTTGCTCCCGGGGCTCCATCTTCGCCAGGCTCTCCTTGTAAACCTTGCGGTCCAGTTGGACCAGTTGGACCTGGTGCCCCGGCTGATCCCGTTGGACCAGTTGGTCCAGTCTCTCCCTGGATTCCTTGCGGACCAGTTGGCCCTGGTGCTCCATCATTTCCATCAAAACCAGGCTCTCCCTGGATTCCTTGTGGGCCAGTTGGTCCCGTTGGACCGGTTGGTCCAGTTAAACCAGTTGGTCCGGTAGGACCTACGGGGCCAGGTGCTCCATCTGAACCAGATTCGCCCTGGATCCCCTGCGGTCCTTGTGGGCCAGTCGGGCCAGTTGGGCCGACATCGCCAGTGTCACCTTTATCTCCTTTTAATCCTTGCGGTCCCGTTGGACCCGTTGGACCAGTTAGTCCAGTTGCTCCCGGTGCTCCATCCGATCCGTCAATACCAGGCTCTCCTTGGATACCTTGTGGTCCAGTTGGTCCCGTTGGTCCAGTTGGACCAGTTAAACCGGTCTCCCCTTGGATCCCCTGCGGACCAGTTGGACCAGTGGGTCCAGTTAAACCGATAGGACCAGTGTCTCCTTGATCTCCTTTGTCTCCCTTAATTCCCTGCGGTCCTTGCGGTCCAGTTGGACCAGTTAAACCGATTGGCCCAGTTGGTCCAGTTGGACCAGTCAAACCAGTCGGACCTTGTGGACCAGTTGGGCCAGTCGGTCCAGTTGGACCTTCCGAGATTGTAAAAGTTTGATTTTGGCTCAGATCCTTTGTCTCTCCGTTAATCGTTATCGTAGTCGATTTGTCCGCCTTATCATTTAATGCGTTGGATAGATCTGTCTGACTTGAAAGTGTTCCGGTGATCCCACCCCACGCAGTCACAGACTGAGTCTTGATCGCTTCAAAGTGACCATCAATCCATCGGTAAACTATGTCGGTATCGTTGGCGATATACATACGACCTACCACACCAGTCGCAGGAAAATCTGCAAGTGTTGGAAAGTCAAGTAAGATCTTAAAAGTTCCTATCGATCCATCTGGTCCGGAGTTTGATCCGTTCCATTCCGGATATTCGAATGTGCTTGGAACCTGACATCTGTCCGATAGCATCGGATAAACGATTGATAGATCCACCTGCACACCTGCAAGGAAATCGTTTTCTTCTTCGGTGAATAAGTTAAACGAAAAATTATCCGGAATATTCCAGTCGAATTTCGGGTATCTCATCATCGAGATAATATCCTGGGCGATCAATAACTGATCACTCACCGCATCGTTCTCATCTGACTCATCCTGGAATTGGCGATCAAAAAAGAAGATCGAGAAATCCATGGTCAGATCCTTTCCCTGGATATTTGTTCCGGTGCAGTTGTAAAACATCGCCGGGTAAACATTGTCTTTTTGGCTTAAAAACTCATAGACATCCCCGTAGTAAATCGTTTTAATCTGCTCATGGCTTTCCGCTATTTGCTTGATTAATCTGATTGTTTGATTGAGTGTTAATTGTTTCTTTGCCATGCGTAGAAAGGTAAACCTTTAATTTTTGAATGTTCTTTTTGCTGAAATCTTTCGGCATAATTATTTGTTTAGCAACATAATCCATTTTCGCCCTGGTATCTCTCGACAATTCCGATGCAGTTTCCTCCATCACCATAGTCTCCCAGGTAGATCGATGACTTATAAGGTTCCCGATCTGGATGGATCGTGTCTAGTCCGGTTCCTGGGTTCAAATATAGTGGATATTTTTCGCTTGCGTTTTGCTTTAATTCTCCGACCAATCTCTTCCCATAAAATTCGGCCCGTGTCATGAATCTCTCTGACATATCCACCAGTTCGGATGCGGAAGGAATATCTGTATTATCAGATGACTTCCGGATCATTCCTTTGTTATAAAACTGATACGATAGCCCAGATGGCAACTGACTCAAAGTGTAATAAACCAGGGCATCGGTGATGAAATTATCGAGTAGATTCGTTTCATCTGTGGTCAAATCATCCGCATCGATTCCCTCTTGCAAACGCAAAAATAAATTTGATCCAAGCAATGGCATGACAAACATGTTCTGTGCATCCCGGATCTCCGAGATGATCAGTTTGTCATCTACATTTGCATGCAATCCAGTTCTGTCCTTGATCGTTTGTGGATCGATAAAAATCTCGTTTCTCATTTCTTATCCTCTTTTAATTACTGCCTGACTAAACCATCTATGGCGACATGATGGCGAATGAACTCCGTTTGGCATTGTCCACCATCCACCTCTTCGATCGAATACCGAATACCCCACACGGGCCGAAATTTGTTCAATCTCTGCTCTGGTGTAAAGTTTATCCAGGGCGATCAATCTACGGCAAAAATCACGGCTTGTAGCCAGGTCTGTGTTATCAAATCCAGATCGCCACTCGTATGAATATCTCATCTCGATTGTAGTCTGTGGCTTTTGATCAGTGATCTCAGAAATTGGCTTCGGGAGTGTGCTCTCGATCTTTCCTTTTGTCTCTCTTTGGCTTATGATCCCCTTCGATACAAAGTTCTTGACAATGTCACGAACCACACCCAGATCCTCATTCAAAGTGCCGGCGATTTCCCAAGGGGAAATCAATTTATTTTTCTTGATCAGATCCAGGATCTGCAATTCCAATTTTGAAAGTTTTGCCTCCGCAAATTCCAGGCTGATCATCTCTTCCTCTGGATCCACTTGATCAGAGAAAACCTCTCTTGATCTTAGGATCGTATAGTTTTGTTTTGACTCACCCATCTCATCAAACATGGCTATAAGATCATGCTCTGAAAATCCTTGGGATTGTGGTGCATCCTGGGCCGTTGGGATTTGATCCCCTTCCGCTTCGCCTGCAAGTCCTACAATCGCACGGATTTCATTGGCAGTCATTGACTCCAAAACCTTATTAGCCACCAAAGGAGATAATGAGTTCAAAGCATCAAGTACATTCTGAGATGTCGATGATGTTGGTGCCTCCAATTTCTCGGCTCCGATTTTTTCTCTGATCTCATCCTTAGTCAAATTCTGCGCGATGATTGCCTCAGAAAATTCGATACCAATCGGCTCGACTGGTGCTATTTCAATTTGCTCAGATGCACCAGATAGTCGGGCAAGTTGGTTGAATATTTGATTAAGAAATAACTGCTTATCATTGACATAGGTATTTTTAAAAATCTCGTATGAATCACGCATCTGTTGCCGTGATCCAAGTGATCCAGGTGTACTGATACCAAATAGATCCGGAGATGTCACCTGGTGTCCTGCAAATAAATTCTTTTCAATTAACTTATCAACATTCTGGAAATCCTCTTTTGTAATGTCTGAGGCACCAAGATCATCGATGATCGGTTTCCGTGAGGCATCTGCAACAAATGACAAAATGAATTTCTTTCCATCTGATCCAGTGAATCGATTTGTGAATTTGCGTTCGATCTCTCTTTTTTCCTCAGGGTTTGGTTCACCATTCGGAAGAGTAATCAATTTACTTGCAGAGAATCCAGTCTGTGCGTTTCCTAAAACATGTTTCGAAATCTCGATGTCGGCCTCGATATAATTCAAGGCACCAAACCAAGAAGGCAATGGATAGGCTCCGCAGTTTGGTCGATATTCCTTCAAGAAAAGAATCTGTTTTCCAGATCTCAACTGAGGATTGAACGCATTCATAGGAGTGCGTTTTGCCTTACGATCCTGCCAGTTTTCGCAGTGCCAAAACTGAGTGTTATCATCATTTGTCCGGATCTCTCCGTATGGAACATGATAAACCTCTGCAAGTGTTTCGCCAGACTCTGACCAGATACATTCCAAATAAGCACCTCCGCCGTTCTCGATGTCAAATGATACCTTTGTGAGGACCTCACGGCTTGACTCGTATCTGTTGATCTGATTGATAAATCTTTCAGCCACCGGATCCTGGCCACCAGTCACACGGAATCCCTGACCGGTGATATAATTGACCTTGGATTTTACGATCGCATTATGTTTCGATGACTTATTAAGTAATTCGACCAAATAGTCAGGATAGTCGTTTTTATCACCGAACTCGATGTATCCGCCACCTGCTCCTTTTTTCTCTTTGTAGGATGGTTGCGGTGCCTCCGCCATGTGTAGTTCAACGATCTCGTATTTTGCCTTTAATTGATCAGCCATTTTTTCTCGTTTTGTATGTTTTAGGTGCCGTTTTGTAAGTCTTAAACGGCTCAATAGTCGCCTCAGATAATGTCATTTGACCAGTTTCAAGTAGTCCAGTCGATAGCGTTGGATCCAAATTTGTGGTCGAAACCTGCTCGTACACTTTGTAGGACCATCCGCCCACATTCATGTCCTCAAAATGATTATTCACTATGATATTAAACGCATTAAATCGGTCCTTAAAGTCAGACAGATCCGCAGAATTTAAGATCACAAATTTCACCTGATCATTTGATGTCCTGGATTGAAATACAAATAAATAGTTAGGCGAATTAAGTGTCGCCATTTCTGACAGAGTCAGGATGATCCTGGATGTTTCGCCTTTTTTTAAGTGTATCATATTACCAATAAATAGGCAAACCAAAATTTTTATCAAAAAAAAAGGAAGGCCATCGGCCTCCCCTCTTTTTGGAATTAAATTAACCTATTACAATAGGCCAGAGATCACACTCGCCTGCACCTCAGGAGCAAGTTCTGCCTCTTGTGCAGTGAATGTCAAAGTGTATCCTGAACGATCGCCCTGGGCCGTTCCAGTTGCACCAGATCCGCCAGTTAAATTCAATCCGTGAACCTTACCCAAATACCAATATTTTCCGTTATTGTCTTGGACAATAGCTTTCAAGGTATTTTTTGCAAGTAATAAAATTTCGTTTCGTGTGCTCGCTTGAAGGCGATTCAAAACGATAGACAATTCGGCCTGATAAAAAATCGATCCGTTTTGCACATTGGCGTTAATATTCTCAGTTAATTGAGATGTTCCAGGAACTAACTCATATTTACGGAATACTGATCCAGTCGCTTTCGTGATCGCAGTTATCACTCCGGATGCCTGAGTCGTCGCCGTTACATTACCATCTTCGATGAAAAGGACCTCAGTGATCCCACCCATTGAATCACGGCAGTCGAGTAAGTAGCTTGATGTTAAACTGCAAGACATAATTTGTGATTTTTAAAATGTTGAAAATATAGGGGCGGACCAGTCAAGGTCAAATCGCCCCTATTCTTTTGACTAAACTACGAACTTAACGATTTCGCTTGGGAACGCAACTTGTACACCATATTTGAACTCAGCAACGAATGCCACATCCATCGCCTCTTTGCGATAGAATAATTCAACTTTGTCCTCCTCATCTAACAAGTCCACACCGATCGCCATGTTTGAAACACGCATTGAATAAACTGCACCTGCACCATTCAAACCTGGTGTCGAGATCACCTTGATAGTAGTACCTGGAAGAGTGAACTCACCATTTGCAGATACATCCGCAGTGTAGTGATACATATTTGCATTTTTCAAGGCTAACATGTAAGTACGGAATACATCGCCACCTGCAAAGATGCGTGTGTCATCTGCATCAATAACCTCAGCCGGGATCGCCTTGTAAATTGCATCAAATACCGCTACCACATTTGTCGCAGTGATTGATGTCGCAGGTGTACCGAAATAAGTAGATGAGTTTGCGTTAATTACCGCAGTGCTTGCACCAGTGATGATCTTTTTGAAACCATCAAATTTGTTCAAGTTTACATCTGTTGAATCAGTGTCACCTAACCAGATCGCCTTTTCTAATTGTGCTTGGATCTTTGCGATCTTACGACCAGTCAAAGCCTCAGCAAATGCGAATGAATCGTACTGAGATCCTGCTGATAATGCCTCTTGCAAATACTTTTTCTCTAATTTCTTAACACACAAAGACTCGTGTACTTTGATCGGTGCTACCGATAAGACACGCTGAGTGAATGATGTTGATCCAGAAGGAGAGAATCCGCAATCTGTTCCATCTTGGAAGATTGCATCAGTGTCCATGATGTTCAAAGTTTGTGCAGATTTTACACCTACTTCGATTGTACCTTGTGCTTTGATCAAGGTAGCCGTTTTTGCACCTAATACAGAAGATGAGATCAATTGATCTGCGTTCTGCTTAGTGTAATCCGCTAAGGATGAAACTACAAATGCCATTTTTTTAGTTTTTAGTTGTTTGAAAAATTACTTTTTACTTTGCGAAACGATTCAAAAATCTCTCCGCCTTTGCATCCTTAGACTCGTGTCCAGAAAATGCGTTTGCTTTTGGCTTGCGTGTAGGCTCATCAGATGGTCCTTTCGCAATTTCAGCCACTAAATCCAAAACCTGATCCATAGACTCAGAGAATTTCGATTCCAAAGTTTGGATACGACCTTCCAGTTCTTTGTTTGCAGATTTCAAACTTTCGTTTTCCGCTTTCAAGGTTTCGATATTTGAATCGATAGCCTCAAATTTCTCAGAATTGTCTTTCGACATTTCTTCTTCTTCTACACCTGGCTCTTCCGCTTTGGCAGTTTCCACTCCCTCCACTTTTCCAGATGCCACAGAGATCATAGTGCCATCAACTAACTCATACTCACCATCTGGTGCCGGAGTTGCGTTGCCACTTTCATCCACTAACATCGCATCGGCTCCAATTTCCAGGGCAGTCAATTCGATTTTAGATCCATCTTTAAGATCATAAGTCGAAAATCTTGCCTCTTGCGGTGCCTCCGCAGATGTTTCCTCATTTTTTTGATCACCTTCAAGGTCAGTGAAATTCACTACCTTTCTAATTTCTGCGATCGCTTCCGTGAAATTGAACATCTTTAAATTTGTTTGTTTAGTTATAAATAGAATTAAAAAAAAACTTTATCATTTAACTTTTGAAAGGATCTCCATGACCTTTTCAAAAATCTCCTTGTCGCCCATTTTTGACTCCTTCTTTTTGCCTACCATTAAGAAAGCCCCTTCGACAGAGAATCCCTCAAAATCGCCGATCTTTACTCTCTCCCATACTTGATCATTGTCCACCTTGAAAGATCCAAACCATGAACCCTCAGGGCTATCCTCAAATCCTTTCATCGGCTCGACCCCTCGTTCCTTGTTGGTGATCCAGGATTCAAACATAGTCACACCTTCGACAAAGTTTTGACCATCATGCATCAAGTTTACGCTTGACTGGTATCCCTTTTTGAAAAATACCTGGACAATTTTACTGATCGTTTCCTTTGAGAATGTGACATAGTATTCGCCAGTTTTATCCTTGCGATAGATCGGTGTATCTGCCAACATGATCGGCCCAGAGATGATTCTTTGTTCCTGATCCTGGACTGCGAATCTCAATGGATTCGACTCATTGAATGCCAGAAAATTTTTCTTGATCGCAGGTCGTTTCACCAGGGAAACCACACTCACCTCGATGTCATCATTTAGGTCCTCGGATATTTCGAGTTCGTAGATCGGTAAATTCATAATTAAAATTTAGATGCGTTTTCTATTCGTTTAATTCTTTTCTGTGATCCAGTTATGTCAGACTCAACTACATAAGCACGGGCCACCACATTTGAGATCGTATTCAAACTTTGTTGATCCAATCGAGTCGCCTGCGGTGCCTGGTATTGTGGCATCACTGGGGCCGATGTGGAAATACTCGGAGTCGAAACAGATCCGCCGTTTCCTGGTGCCTGAGAAAGGATCGATTTTGCCTGGGCGATGTTTGCCAGGATCCGGATGATACCAGTCGCAAACTGAGAAATACCGGCCCCTCCAAAAGTCACGGCATTCGCCGGGTTTGCCTCTGAACTTGCGGTCAAAGATGAAATCGCCACCGCAGTGTCCACTGCCACCTGGCCCAGTGCCAAACCTTTTTGTAGATCAGATCCTTGTTCTGCCATTCCAGAGAGTGCACCCAGGGCATTTCCAATCGCCTCCGCATTTTGCAGGCGGATCTGGCGGTTCAAATTATCGACCTTTGTCTGATCCTGAGTCTTTGCGATGGATGTATCCATCGACTTCATGATCATTTTTTCTGTTTTCTCCCTTGACTTTTGCTCTTTCTCAGATCTCTTTTCTAAATCTTTTAGTCTTTTATCTGCATAATCTTTGTTACCTTCTATTTCTTTTTCCCTCTGCTCTCTAATTAATTTGATCGCCTGGTCATCATACCACTTTTTAGCCATCAATTTAGCACCCTCAGAATCTTTGAACATTTCAAGATCAAGATCATACTGATCCTTCAAGATTCCCATCCTAATCTCAAACTCTGATTTTCCCGCTTTGTTAAAATCAGTTAATCGTGCGATTCTCTTTTCCTGGCTATCGATCCATTTTTGATCCGCTTCCTCTTGCAGTCTCGCCTCCTCTGCAAGTCGCTTCTCAGTTGCCAATCGCATTTTTTCATTTACCTTGACATACTGATCCGCCTTTCTTTCCTCTCTCGCCAGTTGATCATTTTTGAGATCCTTGTCAAGTTCATTGAATAGTTTCTCATCGGCCGATGCCTCGCCAAGTGCTCTCGCTTTTGCCTTAACTTTTAATCGGCTGAACTTATCCTCGATTGCGTAGATTTCCTCTTCACTGGCATTTTTGAGTTTTGCCTGGACTATTGCCTCTCTTCGTAATCTTTCCAAAGATTCAATTTCATTGTCTCTCTGGCTCTTGATTTGTTTCTCTGTATCCTCTCGTAATTTCTTTAATTTTTCCCTTACCTTCTCAATCCCTTCCGCATAATCCTGCCAAAGGATATATCCTTCCGCCAGTGCAATAGCCATGGCACCCAAACCGGTAGTTAAAATTGCACCCCTTAAAGTTGCAAACGATTCTACTACCTGAGTCTTAATCACCAAAGCAAGGTTTGCAAACGCATCCTTTGCTCCTAAAATACTATTAATACCTTCCGATAGTGCCAGGGCTCCCTGGACTTTCAAAAGTTGCTTTTGCAGATTTTCGCTTTCGGATCCAAATAAGGCCAGGGCTCCCTGGGTTGCAGAGAATGCACCTGCCACACCTTGAATCGAGGTAGAGAATGATCTGAACTTCGCATCTGGATTGAAGGCATCAATAGTGTCACGGGCATCACCGATCCGATCTTTTAATTCGGCGGTTCTCCTTGCGACCTTTGCAATTTCCTCCGATGTAGCCCCTGCGGTGTTCTGCAATTTCACTAACTCCATAGTGGCCTCACGCAACTGAGTGCGGAGGCTCCTGGTGTCTGCGGTCAATTCTACCCCTACCTTTGTATTATTATCTGCCATCTTAATAAATTAGTTCGATCACCTTTAAAAGTTCTACCTGCGTGGTTTTGTTTTCCGTTGGATTGTAGTCGATGATCTTATTCAATCGCCATAAAGATCCATCGATGTAGATCAGTCGAGAAAAATCCAAATTTGATACATCCTCGACTTTTAGATATACATAGCACGATAGCAATTTACTATCTCGATTAGTGATCTCTGCGATGTAATTTCCCCAATAAGCCGTGAATAAATTGGTCGTTGGGTATTTGCCAGTGATCGTGAACAATAATTCGCCAGGCACACCAAATGAGATGTCATTTGTTGGTGTTTCTGGATGGTTCAAATGAGATGCGAATCCGTAGTCATATCCGGTCCATAAATTATTCGTAGATTGACCAGATCTGTGTATCCCTTTTATTTTCCAACTACTCACATCTGAGATCTTATGAAATTGCATGATGCGGATATTATTATCCTGCGACTCTTCGACTCCATCATTTACCGCATAAAGGGCACACGCTAATTTATCATCACCAGATCTCGCCACTAAAATCGATGGTGAAAATATTACCTTGACCTCATTACGATCATCTGTGAATGCGAATTTTGAATCGAGTTTGCGATCACCATACGACTCATTATATTTTTTGAAATATGCCTCATTGTGGAAATCAGAATCCTCAGTGAATAGGAAATCAAAATATCTCGAATTAAGTTCAGACATCGGCTTGATAGACATCGGCTTTGATCGGTCCACCTTTGTGGTCCAGTCTAAATTTCCGCCACCTGATCCAGAAACTAAAAATAAACCAGATGAGTCGCCAGACTCTCCATGCAATAATAGATCGTTTGGTGTGTCGATCTGCAAACCAGATCCTCCTTCCTGGTAAAAATCCACATACGGCTCAATGATCAAATGATTTTTACGATCATTATCCTCGTAAATATACAGATTGAACATTCGACAAATCGACTGCAAAAAATCCTTTTGCTCAATCCCTTTCGGAAGGAGTGCCTGCATCGATAGGTATGCCCCATAGATCGCCTCACTTGGTAGTTTTGAATTACTCAAAAAGTCAAAGGAGAAATCTGTGGTAGTCAAATCAAAATTTGAGTTCGATGTAAACTGAACATAAAACTCGCCATTGGTTGAGATCGTTTCCTGGACAGATTCAAACACATCAAATGTGACATCAAGCCCCTCAGTCGAGGCGATTGGTAAATCGATGATTATGTTTCCGGCATAATATACTCGGATATTTACCTGGTGAGTCGAGTTCAAAATGAATGATCCCCTGATCGTTGCCTCTCCCGTGGTCGATGTGGCTCCGGTATATTTAAAAACCGCATTGTCTGTGACATCGAATAAATAAAGATTGTACCCAGAAAACTCCACCACTGCGATCGCATCGGATGCGGTGAACCCTCGTGAATATGCTGACACCAGGTCATCGACTATCTGTTCTAGTTCTGCTTTTGAGTTTGGAATAATCAGCGATTTGAATATCTCGGTATTAAAAAAATTCGACTCATAGGTGTATTCTGCATTTTTGATAATCTCTTCACAGATCTCTTTCACAAAAAATGCCGGTCTGAATGCGTTCAGATGGTAGTCGTTTGTTCCTGCTTTACAGAATCCATAATCGACCAAAGGATAAACCACACCGGAAGGATATGATCTATTCCATGATGCGGTCACGACATTCTCATCCCAGTTCTCATCATAGTCTCCAAACTTAGAAAGGTCCTCGACAAGTGTCTTATTATTCAAAAGTTTACCAATCTGATTCACAAATCCGCCTAACTCTCCAAACACACTACACTCATATTCTGGGATCCCATTCTCCACCTTAATCTCCATCAATCGGATCACACCTTTGAACACTTGAATCTTGTTGATAAAGATCTGACATCCGGCTTGTTTCGATGGGTTGAAATTGTATCCGACATTCACATCATCCATGTTGATCCCGTAGTGATTCGATGATCCAAACTCGTAGATGTGTCCAAATACTTTATTGTTTGATGCTGATCCTGGGATCGTTATGGTCTTGGAATAGTTTGTATCCCTGGATGCAAAATCTTTGATGTCATCGACTGCATAGTTTAACTCTGCAGCAAACGAGTCATCAAGGTTCAACTTTACTCCTTCTACGAAAATCTCTGCGATCATTATCTGAACTGGCTAAATTGTTTTACTCCTAAATCGAAATTCAAATCATATTGAAACATGCGATCTGCGGTGTTGTTTTTTTCTTCCCATGATGTCTCCTTAAAAATGATCGGGAAATAATGATCATTCCCATTATCTATTTTGTACAAATACACCTCAGATGATGAAAGCAATTCGGCCCCATGATTGTAGTCAGTTACCGATAAATAATCAGACACCACCTTCATCCCTTTGTCAATCATTGTCGCAAATGATCGCATCCCACCAAAGTGAACATTTGACACCTGATTCACCATTGATGTTCCTGATCTGGTAAACTCTGCGGTCGAATATGTCGATCGAGTTGATCGTTCCTGGGACTTGCTCAGTAATCTGAAAACAAATGAGTCGTATCCACCAAGGCGATTCAAGAAAACAATTTGAACCGGTGTAAATCTTGGGGCACAGACTTGTTTTAATATGATCGAGTCCCCTCCTATTGTCACCTTGTACTTGTAAGTCGATGATGTAATGAATGTCGATCCCAGGTAGGTGTTGATTGCATAAGGAGATAGATCTAAAAGTAAACCCTTTGCGGATGATATTGTCCCACCAGTTTGGGCCGTTCCGTCATTAGATCCGTTCTCGTTTAACTTTTGAATTGTGGCCGTGATTGCATTCGCATCCGGATTGAAAAATGATATGTAGAATTTTTCCCCATTTAACACCTGGGCGTTCACTCTATCCCTGGCAGTCAGAAACTTATTTGCATACGATGAGATCGTGTTCTTAAAAATGTCCTGGCTATAATTGTAGGCGGTATAAGTGCGTGACTCTAAACCAGTGTAAGTGATACCACCAAAGTCCTCACCAAATTCGATTGTGTAATCGATCGACATTAGATCCCCAGAATTTTGAAGGATTGCGGATCCACTTGTGGCAAAAATACGACTCGCATAGTTTCGAATGATCGGAGACACATCAACTACGCCATATCCACCATTATCTGGATAATTACGCAGGGATGCGATGATCGATCCGTTCACCTTTAAGTCAAACACATATTTGAAACCTGGTTGTCCAGAGTTCGAACTCGACACAATGTGCCATAAATTCTCGTGTGCGGAGGCGAATGATCCTGGTCCGTTACTTACTACTATTGCCATTTAAATTCTGTTTTATGTTTAATGCTATATCTTGCCCCATTGCCTTCGCCAGTTTTGCTTTGAACTCTGGACCAAATGCTATCGGGATATTATCCTCAAAAAATCCGAGTCTCGGAATACCTTTTCGCTTTATATTTTTAGCCGTATTCATCGCAAGTCTGCGGAGATTATTCTCTTTTTTTTCTGCAAGATCTGCGACTGATTTTCTCTTCTTTTGAAGGCCAGACAAACCTTTTTTCTGATCCTCATTTCTGACATAGTTTTTGTGTCTGAGATACCACTGCATGATATTCTCTACAAACTTTTTCGATACATACAAATTTCTAAATTTGTACGGCGATGTCGATGGCTGACCACTTTTGACTCCCTTGACACCTTTGTCATTGAAATCATAATATTCTTTTGCCGGATTATTTTTTGAATATCCGATCGTTATCGAATAGCTATTCCCTTTTTGGTTTATGGCTCCCACCTGGATGTCGGACATATTACCTTGATCCACCTTTCTGGCTCTTCGGATCTTTTGTTTGGCCTTATTCATTAGCACCACCGCACCCTCCATGATGATCTTTTCGACCTCATTGAGTTCCACATTTTTAGTCTTATCGATCCCTATTCCACCCAGGAAATCATTGGATGCGGATGCTTGTGCTTTTTTAATGCTTGCCATAGTTTTTAATCTGATCCTTATCGTATTGTGTTTTAGCCATCAAGTAACTCAGTGCGTTCAGTGCGTTAATTGTTGGCAGTTCATACGCCTCCGCCAGTTTTATTCCTTCGTGTTCTGCGATGATCTTAGATTGATGAATCCATCCAAACTGGCGACTAAATCCTCCACTCGTTGTTCTGCCATTTTTGGACTCATCCCCATCGCCATCATTTTGGCGATCAAATAATCCTTTGAATCCTTTATCGAGGTCACGAATACTTGACAAAAAAAAACCACGGATCCGTAGATTTGTTCGTATGGTGCACCTAGTAAATCGTTCGCATACTCTTCGTGTTTACTCGCATCGTATTTCGCCACCTTCCACCCACGCCAGGTCCATTTCATTGGAAGGACCATCGAGGCTCCGATCTTGTGCATGTTGAACAATGTATCCTCTGCAAAATATTTGCTTTCGATGTACCTGGCAAAAGGCATGTTTCGGATGTCATAGACACACCGATATCTTTTTTTGCCTACCTTGATCACATCGACCGGTTTAGGTTGCGGTTCAGTCTTAGCCAGGAAATCGATCTCCTTGATCTGCTCATTTAATTCCTTGACCATAAGAGAGTCGATCTCCGTTTCGGTCCGGTTTGTCATGATCGCCAGGGCTTTGATCGCCAGATCCAGGTCAGTGTCATGATCATCTTTTTTCTTGATCATGTTCTGATACTGCTGAAACTGAAATAAGGTCACATCTTTCCAAGTCATATTAAAAATAAATAGGTGTTTTGAAATTATTATCCGAACGAATATCGACCGGTGCCAGATTTGAAATCAAATTTTCTCCACGCCAGGGCCAAACTACACACGCAGTCATCGTGGAAACCAGTGGGTGCCCCGTATTTTATCCCGTGTGATCCATACTGAAACTCGAATATATCAAGTTCCTCTCTGATTGGACCATCCGGAAAATGAATCTTTTCTTGTTGAATCGCCATCTGCAAACCCATCATAATCTCTTGTTTGGATTGAGATGTAAATTTGAACGCCTCCACATCTAATCCCTCCCGTTGCAACTTTTCAGCGACTGGATCACCGACACCGGTGGCATCGATGCAGATCGGGGCTCTGGGTAGTGCCATGATCTTGGCGGATGTTGTATTCCAGTCCGCTTGAAAACGATCGAAATAACACACATTCCCTGCCATATCCAGGCCGATAATTGCGGTCCAGTCCGAATACTTAGCCAAGTCAATTCCGTAGCATTTAACGGGATTGTTTGTGATCGGTGACACACATCTGGCGATCGACTGGGATCCAAATGGATTCGCAGAGTTTTCCGAAAAGATCCCCAGGTATTCCTGGTTAAAAACTACCTCAGGCAGTTCCCTCTTTGCTGAGTCTATTTCTGAATTGTCTATGTATGGATTATCATAAGAGGTGAAATGGAAATACTCCCATTCTGGATCATTGGCACACTTCATCGAAAGTGCCTTAAAATAATTGTTTCCCCTGGGTGTGCTGATAAATACCGCCCGGCCTTTGCGATCGGTCAGTGTTGGTCTGATCGCCTCAGTCCATCCCTTTTCGAGATCATTGATGAAGGCCGTTTCATCTACGATCACCCAGTCAAATGATGATCCCCTCAGGTTGTCCAGTCGTTCGCCAGTAAAAAACCTGATCGTGCCTCCGCTTACAAACTTAAATTCAAGATCAGATTTGTTCTTTTCGCTGATCTGATCCGGGATCCGCATGGACATCACACGGAAAAATAACTTTGATAGCAGGAATGTGGGTGTAATATAGGCCACTTGCTTGCCATTAATAGCCGATAAAATGGCGATAGTCTGGGAGATCACTGACTTCCCAAACCTTCGCCCTGCATTCACCACAATAAACCGCTTGTCAGACTTAATGATCTGCGATTGTTTCTCGTGTGGCTTCGGTAATTTTACGACTATTTTACCCATCACTTTGGTTCGATGTCATTTTCGTAGGTGATCACGATCTCATGTTTCTCCTCATTCTTTGCTCGATCGGTCCATCCAAGTAAATTCTTTGCATAAAAAATACCCTTGCCCTCATTGGCCACAATATCACCCGCCAGTGCCCGAAACATCTCATCGATGTCGGACACCACCTGGTGCATCGGATGGCTTGGATTCCCCAGGACATTGTAGTAATTCCTTCGTTTGTAAAACTCCACGCCTTGCCTTGGTAGCCAGATCATCAAAAAATAGTTGATCGTTGGCAGGTGCCTCTCCTTGATCATCTTGATCCCCTGGGCGGTCGGGATCTCCTTAGATGAATTGAGGCAGTGGTCCACATACTTTTCCGCCCATTCCATGATCGCCTCTGGCTCATTGAATTTTATTGGTTGTCCGATTTTACCTGACATTATTTTTATTGGTTTAGTAGTCCTTTATAGATAGCCGATCGATATTCATTTAGCTTGAAAATATCAAAATGCTTGCGGACATATTCCCCATTAGACTGACCGAAATCATCTCGCATCTGCTTACTGAATGCCATTCTCTTCATGTCTCTCTCCCAGTTTTCTACTTTGAAAACATGCGGTAAATCCTGGTAAGGATCTCGATCCCATGTCATGATCGGAATATTTTTCGCACCGGCTTCCAGGGCTTTAAGATTTGACTTCATGGCATTAAATTTATTCAATAATAACGGGGCCACCAGGACATCCGCCACATTGTAGAAATTCATGTATTGATCCACTGGCATCGATTCAATGATCGCATGATCCAGTTTACCTCCTGCGGTGAAATGACTGGCCATCTGATCCCATTGGAATGCGTTCACTTTGTTATATCCACATAGGATCATCTTGGCCGACTCAGTGAAGGACTTTTGTTTTGCCAGTTCACGCATCGGAGTTTTTAACATTGCCAGGTCAGGAAGGTGAGTCACAGATCCAGTGTGTACAAAATTTACTTTGTCATGATCCTGGCGGAGGCTCACAAATTGGTCCTTATCAAATGGCAGGCCGTTTGGAATGATGTCACACTTTTTGTTGATCTTGATGATCTCAGCCCATAGCCGTGAATTTGTAGTCGTAACCAGATCCGCAGTCTTGATGTTGAATTTGATCAAAGATGGGATCGAGTTCTTTATGTACACCGGTCGCATAATGTGCTGAGAATTTAGATCCCAATAGTCATCAATATCGACTACCAGTTTAAATCCATATTTCGCCTTTAATGACTGGATTTCATACCAGTGGATCCCTTCAAAATATCTGTTCACTACTACCAGATTAATCTTCTTTTCTTTGATGATCTCTTCTGTGATCGTGTCAGTTATCATGAGATACTCCTTCGCCATCAATGACAAAGGAAGGGCCAGTCTGTGATAGGTCACACCTGAGTGTCTATTTCCGACTGCGAGAATTCTTAGGTTTTGCATATGCTTTTGTTTTACGGGTTTCGATTGTTTCTTTAAATTTTTTGCTTAACTCTTGCAACATCCGGAAAACACACCGGGAACAATTTGAGTTCAGGCGAAATTCTGGTGAGATCGTTCTGTGGTAGATCCTTTGGTATTCATCCAGGATGTCATAGTTTATGTGGCGACAGAATCCCAGTTCAATCGCTTCAAAGTTTACGATGTGATCCTGGCAGAATTTGAAATCTTGCTCGTTCATATTTTTCGTTTAAGTCGTTGGACCACTGACACCAGGATCCCGGATCCAAATGCCACCAGTGTAATCTGTGAGTAAATCTCAGGAAGGAAAAACAAACCGATCGCCACCCAAACCGATAAACATGGCTCGCAGGTGAACGGCTTGAAATTAAGTCTTAGCATTTCCGGAAAAAAATTCTCGGACCAGTAGATCGTAAAAAAGATACTGGCTAAAATTGTTATGATCATTTGATTTTCTCTTTAATTTTTCGAATGGTTCTGACCACTGACATGTAGGGGATCATAGTTTGCCTCTCGACCTCTTTGTAGTTGTATCCGAGGTCAATGTATGTGTCAAGTAGTTTTGATTCATACCAGGTCAAATTTGACCGGTTCTCATCGACTCTGTCAAATGCCTCCTCTCTTTGGATCACCAGGTCAATCTGATCCAGTTCAGTCAAATAGTCAGGATGGACAGAGTCAGGTCCTGCGATGATCCCACTTTCAACATATGACACATTAAACGCATGCGATCTGAAATTCTTAAAAAAGGGCTGATTTGCTTTTGTCGAGTTGATCATGTTCATCATGGCCCTGATCAGATAAAAACGCAGTGCGTTGTTTTCGTGTAGTAGCCAGAATTTTTCATCTGGCAACTGACACAGACTGATAAACATTTCCTGTCGTAGATCATCCTGGATCTCCACCGGTCGCATCTTCTTGATCGCTTTGGCGATCTCCTTGCATTGATACAAGGATTCGATGATCTTGGACCTATCCATTTTTGATCTCTCTTTCAAGATACCAGATCGCCTTCCTTAGATCCTCGATCCGGTTCCATTTCTTTCCTGATCTTAGGATGTACTTGGTCGCATTCCCCAGATTAAAATTCAAGTCAAATGACTCGATCACATCGATTGACTCGATGCCGTTCTTTGACATGTAATGACTTGGTTTGTTTACGGGATCATGATCGACCGCCTGCGTTGAATACTCTTCGCAGATCTTAGGTTCTGGATCTGGCGTAGTTACGATTTGATCATCCCATACGGCCTCCACTTTTAACGGAATTTCATCCAGGTCGATCGAGTGATCATCTAAAATCTTTGTTGTTGTCATGGGTTAAATATTTTAGTTAAAATTTGATGTCTTTCCATCAGCCATACTATTTCTATACTACCCATTAAAACAGTAAAACATTGAGCATTTCTGCTATTTGTGTAGTCAGGATAGGATTCGAACCTATTCAGAGCATTAGGCCCAGTTTCTGAATTAAATCATATTAATGCCTAAACTTCAACATCTCTACGTTTACCAATTCCGCCACCTGACTATTAATCACTAATTTAATACATAAACCCGTGATTATCACAAAGTTTACAAATTAAAATCGATTAATCCAAATCTACACCATAGGATTTGATAAGAATCTCAAACTGAGTCTTAAAGGTTTCCCGTTTTACCGGATCCAGTCGTTCGATCTTGAATGCCATTTCGTAAAATTCAAGCATAGCGATCGAGGCATCTGCGTAGGCTCCGGCCAACATCATCCCATCCTCGGGCCAGTCCTGACTTGGGCACATCATTTTTATCGTTCCTCTTAGTGCGGTCATGAGATCCTTGGTCCGGTTCTTAATGATCTGTTTGTTCATTGGGCTCCCTTCCCACTCATCCTCTGTCAGCGTGTACAGAGTTTGGACCATGGTCATATAGGTCAGCATTTTGTCAATATCTTTTTGAGTTACTTTCATCTGATTTCTTATGGGTTAAATACTTAAAAATATCCTTCGAACCGACCTCAGACATTGCCTTAACTTAGTCGGAACTTAGTCGGAACTTAGTCGGTCCTTTAATTCTTTTACTCTCCGAAATGCCATCTTTCGATCGCCTGGTGATCCATGGATGATCCTCTCCCTGGATGTTTCCAGGAAGAGTTTCAGGTCCACAATTTTTTCGCCTGGTCTAAAATCCAAACCAGTCCCGGATTCGATCCCAGAATCCAATCGGTTTTGGATCCATGAAATCGCTTTCAAGTGATTTTCTGATAACTTCATCGTACCATGTTGAATGGATTGACTGATCTGGCTCCCAGGTTGTGACATCTTTGTAAATCTTTTTAGCTTGTTCTAACTCTTTTAAACTTATTTGACCATTTAACATCTTGCAGTCAAATCGATCAAACTCTCCACCGAAAACTACCAGGACATAGTAGTCCTTTTCAAATTTACGATCGAGAGAAAATTTGAGATCATCACATAGACTTTCATCGATCAATGGAAACTTAAATACTAAAACCGGTTTCACTCCCGAAACCTGGTTCACACTCTGCTTTTTATTCATATCTTATTTTTTTTGTAATCATTAAAAGTCTGGATCATATCATCAATGGATCTAACCAGGACATACGCATAATTCCAGGTTTTACATTTTACCTCAAAACCTTTCTGGCTTTCAGATTGCGTACCAGTTGCGGTCTTTACCTCGACAAATAGTCCGTTCCAGTTTGCGTTCGGGATCATGATAAATAAATCCGCCACCCCTGCCTTGACACCCTCGGCCTTCAATTTTCTGGCGACACCTCGATGTCGTTGGCCCCCGTTTGGTACTGCAAAATATGGGGCATGCATTAGGTCCAAATAATTTACAATAACTTTCTGGATTTCGTGTTCCTCTTGTGATCTCATCGCCTTCTTATTTTAGTTTCAATGTCCGCCAGAGTGATCAGCCTTTCGGTCCCTTTCTGCATGTTGCGAATGTACCTTGACCGATCAGCCGGTGACAAATTGTAAAACCCCAGTCTGGATCTGTACACCCTGGATCTGCGACCGCAATGATCGCAGGACCAGTGCAGACTTTGCTTTCCTTTGAATGCCTCAAACATCTGATCGATCCCTTTGATGTCATTCTCGTGATCACACCAATAACAAACCAGGTTGTGACTGGTCCGGATGTTTCCTTGTAGTTTTTTAGCGATCATTGTATTTAATTTATTACTATTCCGGTTGAATTGATTGGAAATTTTGCAATTACGCTTCCTTGGGCATTCAATTCTGAATAAAAAAGATATAAGGAATTAAATGTTACTACTGACATTGCATTAATTTCTATGACTTGTCCGCCAAAATAAATTGTTGCAAATGATTTTTTTTTGGGTATTGGTATGTATGGCATAATTTAGTTTTTATTGTATGTCTGTTTAAATCTTACATTTAAGATGCCCAAATGATCCACCCAGGTAGAATCTACCACCTCGCTGAAATCATCGCCACCATCGAAAGAAATGGGGCCAATTTTTTGATGTGGCACCAGTTCGGGAACATTACTATTTTTGATTAGTGAGCAATTAAGACCGATCACACCAGTGGCGATCATCGTAAAAATCAGGATCCTTCTCATTAAAATAGGGTTAATTGTTGAATGTGCTGTTGAAATCTTTTCTCGCTTGCATCAAAATAGTCTTTGTCGAGTTCAAATCCGGTGAACTCGAATCCCATATCATACGATGCAATCCGTGAACTACCTGATCCCAAATGGGTATCAATTATTTTATCGCCTTGATTAGCATATTTGCCTAAAATCCATTTATATAAACTAATTGGCTTTTGAGTTGGATGAATTCTATTTAATTGATTAGGAGTTTTATCAAATTTTTTTTGCACTCGAATTAAAACTTGTCCAAGCCAATTCAAATTGTGCAAAAGTAACATCTTCGCTGAATCCTTTATCCCACATTAACCAACAAGGTGATGGATTTAAAAACTCAGTCATATAATTCCCTCCCCATATAATTTGATTTTTACTAACCCTTTTTAATTCATCAAAATAATTTTTACTTGGAATGCAAGAATCATTTCCAGCAAATTTATGATAATCACTTTTTTTATCACCCTTTCTCCTACCCATTGAAATATTAATATTAATCCCGTAAGGTGGATCGACAATCGCCAATTCAAAATATTTGTCTGGATATTGCTTCATCCCCTCAATGCAATCCATGTTGAAAATTTCTGATTTTGTTCTCATTTCTTGTGCGGGTTTTCGGTTGTCATTTCAATACCTCCTGCCACATATTCTGTCGTATATGGTGAATCAGAAACATAGTATGTATTTCCTTCCTTCTTTAAAAAATGACCAATCACCCATTGACTTGGAAATTCTCCCCTTACCCACACCACATCACCAACCTCAGGCAAGACCTCAGGTCGTTCCTGGGAAAAACCATTGAAAGTGTATTCTGTGAAAGACAATGATTGTACTGAACCAATGAAATCCCTTCCATCAAAAGTGTATGAATGCTCTCTTTGCTCCTCATTTAAAAATCTAACAATAACCGGATATAGGTTTACATTTGTACTTCCTACTCCAATAACGCATCCCCATCCTCTACGAATGTCAAATACATTGTCGCCTAATTTAAAATTTGTTTCATTTCTCATTTTTCTATTGGGTTTATGTTTCCATCCGGATCCACACGGACTCCGAAATCGACTAATTCTTGAATAAATTTTTTGTACGCCTCCGCCTTGCATAGGCGATCGAGTTCTATTGGATCAATGATCTTGATAAACTTTCCAGTGATCTCCATTCTGATCTCATCGTTTGGTGCCCAGATCTTAAAGTAGCGGATAAACTCGTAACACTTCGACAGACCTGGATCATACCATTTGAAATCTGGTCCCTGGGATTCGAGTGAGTCAGCGTAATCGTTCGCCAGTTTGATCGCAGTGGCTTTGAGTTCTTGATCGTTCGGCTTTGGTTTTGTTGGATCCTCGACTCTCGCCAGTAAAACCTTGGACCTCACCTCTTCCCTTTCCTCACGATAGCATTTGATCCACATGATAAAATTTGAAGAGTTGAAAAATACCTGGGAGGCTTTCCCTAAATATTCGCCACCAATCCCTCGCCTCACGGCATTCATTATGTCCTCCTGGGTTAATCCTTTAAACTGCGAGAGATCATCAGCCAGACTCAAAATCTGGACTTTTTCCTCGGATGCGTTTTCAGTGCGGAGGCCAAGTTTAATTTTGACAAATGACCAGACTTTCGATGCGATCTTGATTTTGTCCTCCTCCCCCATCTCCTTGATCATGGTCCCAAGGCTTGCCTGGTATATTTGTAGTTCGGTAGGGGATAGGCTCCGGATCGCTTCCTGGTGAGATTGGAAGATCTGGACATCGTTTGCCTTGTGATCAGTAACTTTCGAACGGGTTGTGGAAATTTCCATCTTGAATGTCATTTATGAGGTCGGTTGTCGCTGAGGTGATGTTCTCGATCCCTGCTTGAATTTTTCCTCTGGTTTGTAACGGGTTTGCTTGTGTGATCTTTTCCTCAAAGAGTCCGGACCAGTTGTTTGAGATTGACCTTTCGATCGACTTTTCGAGTTCAATGTCGGAATAATTTGCCCACTTGTCAATCAAAACTTTTTTACCGGTTTCGGTGTAGGTATTTTTTTTCTCTCGCTTATAAGCAAACCATCTCTCGAATAATTGATCCCTAAAAGAAAGCACCGCAGGTGCCACACTTATCTCTTTTACTTTACTTTCCTTTTCTTTCTTTTCCTTTCCTTTACTTTGTTGAACGGCCGTTGAACGATCGTTCAGTTTCCGTGCCTCGGCTGATCGCTGACCGGCCAACTTCCGTTGCTCCTTCATGCGGAAATATGGTTCCAGGTAGATCAATAACCTGGGCGAAAAAAACTGCTGATCCTGATCAATGTCAAACAGATCGTACCTGGTGATCACCGCCTGAATCTTTTGATCTGAGGTCCCAAATTCATCGGCCAGTAGATCCACATCCTCCATCGGATAGCGGAGGTCATGTTGCTCTCTTAATGTTTCCAGGAGCATGAAATAAATTCCATATCCTTCGAGTCCCAATTCTCTACGCAGTCGGCGGATCTTGCGATCATGCCTTGCGTTGCAGAAATGCGGGAAATAAAATGATTCTTTTTCCATGGGTTAAAAATAAAGCCGGCAATGCGTAGGAGTGCAAAACCGGCTCGTAAACTAAACCAACTAAACCAGTCCCAGGCTCCTACCCCAGGGATCAGTTGTTTCCCAAATTACGGAATTTCTCCCGTGATCTGCAAGTTCTTTTTTCAAAAACTCCCTCGTGTTCCGGAAATTCTATCTCAAACAATCTCGCCAGGTCGGCGGTGTAGTTATTATTCACCTTGTACTTGCCGACCTTTGAGATCTTTGATTCCCACCGGATCCGTTCAGCGATCATCTTAGATCCGATCCTGGTATGTCCTGCCTGGATCAGTTGCAGTGCGAAGGTCTTGAATGCCTCATAGACCTCCGGGTTTGCCTTGTGGTAGTCTATAAATCTCTGCATTTCAACTGAACATTGTTCTTTCTAAAAATACGATGAACCTCAGCCATTACCTGGTCATTCTTGATCTTGCCGTAAACGATCGACTGGATGTTTGTGGCCTTCCATTCACGGGCCGAAAATGGCTTGATCCCTTTCTTATTTAATGAGTCAGCTACCTCCTGATAAAGTGAAATTTTTCGTGCTCTTGACATACTATGAAATTGTTTTTTTGATGGATGTGGTTGATGTTTTAACTGGTGGATAATACTCAAATGATTCTCCGGTTTCTGGATCCACCTGGACCATCACCTCTTTGAGTGTTTTACATAACGCCTCCACCCGTTTCTGATCCTCACGGATCGAGTCGATTTGATCCTGGTAGTCCTGCCACTTCTTGGTCGCAGAAAAATCGTATCTTGTCCCTACCTCTGCCACCTGCAATGAAACCCCGTGGATCGAGAATTTTTCCTTGCCATACTTCTCGACCTCAGACACACACTTGTCTTTCATGGCCTTTTCAAGTTCAGCAAATAATAGCTGATACTTGGCAGATACCGCCAGGATCCTGGTGATGTCATGTCCATTCTCTGCGTAAAACTCTGACATCATCTGGGCCAGGTTTACCAGGTCCGCCTTAGGCAGATCCTGGATTTGATTCTTTTCAAATATGCGGACATTGAAATCGAATCCGCTTTGTGATGTTAATTCCATATTAATAAAAGAGAAAAATCATGGTTAAAAAATTTCCGACTTGCTTTGTTGCCACCAGGTGAGGTGTCACGCCTGGATCATGTGGCTTAAATTCAAAGCCAGAATCCATGAGATTGTTATAAATTTGATCCGAGAATGTAAAATTTATCGTGATCATATTATTGTAAATTGACACACTTTTCGCCTCCGACAAATCAAGTTTATATTCCTGGGCTTTTGAGATTAGTCCATCTAATAGACTGATCCCGGTTTGTATTGCTGACATATTGATTGATTAAAAAGGTAGTCCATCCTCTTCCTCTTCGGCCGGAAGAGTGGCCATCGCATCCTCAACATGTGCGACTGGTGCATTTGATTTCATCGCCTGGTATTCCGCAGATGATGCGATCTTATCTTTGATAAAATCTGGGAATGTCGCAAAGATCAAAGGATCAAACTGATTCACTGAAAACACTACCGAAGGATTCACCTGCGGAGGAACCTCCATCCCTTTCATAACCTTACCGATTCCAGAGATCTCTGCGTAGGTCTTACCGGTCGCAGATGTTTTGTGACTGATCGTGATCATGCACGGGGCACCCACCAGTTTTACAATGTCAAAGGATTGTCGTTCTGCCTCTGATAATGCGACACCTCTCCAAGAGTTAAGGAATTTCAAAAGGTTGGACTTGTCTGACAATGACAAAGTGAACTCCTTTGAGATCACGCAAGGTTGCTCTCCGTTCTCTTCTTTGAACACCTTCAATTCCGTAGGCAATTCGAATGTAAGGCGGACCTTATTCATGAGTTTGGTTTCACCCAGGTACTCCTCCTTCAATGTGCCCAGATGGACCATTGAATAACACCGGCCGAAATAAGTTCCTGCCTCGATTGGTTCTGATTGTGATCCTCCTTTTGAGGATGCGATGATTGATACTGACATGATTCTACTGGTTTAAAATGATTGGTAAAATGAAAAAATAAAACAAAACAAAGATTGCCGTGATGGCGATAGTCAAAGGCAGTCCTTCCGGATCCTCCTGGTGATACTGCTTGATAATGTTGAAAATTTTACGCATGATTTTGTTGGGTTAAAATTGCCAGGGGATCCGCCCTGGCTCGGTATATTTTTAAGACAATTTGAAAAATCTATTATCATTTCTGAATGAAACATAAAAACTTTTTGAATTACCATACAAAGATGAAGGTGTCCCATAAAGTCCGACACCATTCCAGAAATTTGCAATTAAGATCAATTCTGTTTTTTTATTTGAAGGAATTAATTTTTTAAAATTCGAACCTTTGATGAATTTGTTCGCCATTGAAATTGATAAGTTTTCCATGATTTTTACGGGTTTTTTTTTAGTAGCACACTGACTACCTGACAAAGGTATAAATAAAATTCAATATGAAAAACTTTTTAATAAAAATTTTAAAAGTTTTTTTTTCTGGACCAAAAAGATGGGGGACAAAATCCCCCTCTTTAATCATTTTTAACCCGTATTACCATAAAATAACCCCCAAAACTAATCAAAAAATATGTGTGATCCTTGCCACTTGCCCAAATTGTTTATTATGAATGAACCCCTCGCAGGCTTTGGTCGATGTATATCCGTTCCGATGGTGCCAGGAATCGGTCCCAGATGGCGATCTCAGCGACTCGACACAGATCCCGTTTATATCCTTTGAGACTTTGTGATGTAGGTGATGGGAATAAACATACCGGTGTTTAGTCTGTGACCATTCGATCGGTGCCTCAGTGGCCATCAACAGAGGCAGGTCGGTAGTCTTGGCCCCATCGCCGTGTGTGGTCCCGATTAGGTTG